CAAACCCCAACTGCCCCTCGCAGAGCCGTCGGTTTTTTCAGGTCTGGCTGCCCCTCGGGTTACCCCGCTTGGCTGATCACCCTTTCAAAGCTGTTTCACACATTTCATCTAAAAGATAAAATCCCTTGACCTCTGAGGGTACAAAAACAGTTTTACTACGGATAACAGGTACTAACGAAACTCCATCCCATCTGGCACGGAAAAAAGTAGAGTTTAAGGACCAAAAGCGCTTATGGACAAGAGTCTTCCCCAAGGATAGGGTTAACCCGACGCGCTTTACAGCCCTCCTCCAGACTTTCACCTCCCACATCCTACACCGGAACACGATGTCATCCCCATTTACCAAGATTAACCGATCCTTGATCATCTTACGCAGTCTGGCAACGCCAAATGCTGCAGAGATCGTCATTAGATTGGTTAGGCAAAGCAACGGAAATGAGAGATAATTGCCCATCATCTGACCACTAGATTGAAGGAACATCAAGTCCGACTTAGGCACCCTAAGGAGCCCAGTCAAACTCTTCAGCGCCATCTCCCAAATAGCCTCAGGGACGTATAGTGAGTTCTTCCTCAAGCATCGGAGGATGAACCTAGAGTGACTAACGTTGAAATTGTCAGTCGCGGCTTCGTAATCACCAGAAACGAACACCTGCTCTTTTTCGACACGATCTCGCCTCAGTCCGGACCCCGTAGTTTCATTTACGTCACCACGGAGCACACCGCCACGTTTTGTAAGAATGTCATAAATTGTTGTATGAAGAGGAGATAAGAAACTCATATCTCCAGACGCGATGGTAACTTTCCTCAGCTTACCACCACCTTCATCCAATTCCTTGACTTTCCGGATAGGGGATAGAACCGGAATTCCCCGTCCACTCAAACAGATCTTTTGGAACTGCTCAAGTCCGTACGTTTGGCGAATGAAAGCCCGAGAGCCTCCTTTTTCCCGATTGCGCTCTGTACAAGCACCGGCCGAGATCACAGTCTTAGACACATTCTCCCGATATCTCTCATCCCAACCCATAGGGAAGAGCGAGTCAATCGTCGCAGAACATGTCCTGGCAAAACTAGGACTGATGTCACTAGTCTTGGCGAGTTTTTCGAGGTAAGGGCCAAAATGACCACGGGACTCCTCTGGGGTGGGCAAGCATTTCCTGAAAAGGAAAAGCGAAGCAGCTTGCGAAACTTCGCGGGATGAACAGTTGGGTCCTATAGAACAGATAGGATCCGTGACGGCTTTCTTGAGTGCCGAAAGTTCGTAAGTTGGGTTCCCAACAGAAAGGTCCAATTTGGTCGCGTAAACCGCATCAAACAATTCTGTAAAAGATCCCACCACTTTTTGAGTCAACGTTGGAAGACCAGTGTCGCTTTGCCCTTGTGAAGAGCTTGAGGGACTGGTACCGTGTTTCATCATAATGGCTTTTCTTACGATGATGGGGCTTATTTTAAGGAAATCCCCATTCCCAGTACTCAGTAAACCAGCGTTGGGTTTCGTTTCCTGCAGTGATCTCAGATGGGCTCGGTCGTGGTTTTCAAGTTATTCCACTCTTCGATATTCTACCTGCCCTGATCTCATCCTACATTCCGTTTCACCTCTCGCCAATCCTTTCCTACCATTTTTCATACGTGTTTGGCATCACGTGCTATTGGATCTACATAATAAACCCATTTGGCTGGCTCTTTTGAGCGGCAAATGTTGAAAAAACAACATCATTCAAGCCGGAGTTAATAGCGTTAAAACTCCTTGTAGGCACAATTACTAACCACTGCCGCCACCAACCGGTAATCTCCAACAAGAGGAGAAAATAGTTGATAAACGTAGTCTCGGTATTCATC